TCGACCTGAGTGCTCGCACTCGGGTTTTGATACGTCTATTCCTCACTATGTGGAATCTATAGAGCGGCAATCCTATAAAACGGATGCTGTTCAAGGAGACCACGTGCTTCCGTTACCTTACCTTCGTTATGGAGTTGAGAGTAAACCTATACCATTTAGTATGGCAAGGCCTTTCAAAAACAAAACTTACTGGTTGGGTAGTGGTTGCTACGGGAAGAAACGTCTGCGATACTACGGAGATTTCCGTCACAATGAGGGCCTATATAATGGCGCTTTCGTGACAGGTGGATATCCCCGTGTGTCTTTGGAAACCATCGGAGCTGCAACAAACGAGGCGTTAAACCGCCTTGTGAGTCAAAAGCTCGATTTGTCTGAATCCCTTGCAGATGTGCAGAGGACAGGACGAATGATGATCCAGAGGTTGATGGACATCGCCAGTGCCTTATATTTGGCACGTCAATGGCTAAAGGGTCGTAAACTTGACCCCTACCCAAATCTACCGGGTAGTCCGTTGAGTCCCACAGCTCGTCGTCGTTCTAGACGACGGGCCAAAGACTCTGCAATCCGCAAAAAGTGGACGCGTGTTGCCTCTAAACTTGGTGTTTCACTCCCAACCGGCTTCGTTAAGCGTCAAAGACGCCGCACATGGGCCGATGGTTGGTTAGAGTTGAAATTCGGCTGGTTACAGCTGATGAATGATGTCCACGATGGGTACAACCTCATCACCGACGAAATTTCAGAGGGGAAAGCCCTCATCCAAGTACAAGCGACTAAGCACGAAACTACAAGGCCCTTAATGGACAATCTGCGATATAGCATCGTGGATGGCCACATAAAGGCGCTTTGTAAGGTCGGTCTTACCGTGGAACCCGATAATTGGGACTGGGTAAGACAGCAACAACTAGGTATAGCTAATCCCGCGCTAATAGCGTGGAACTTGACTACGTTGTCGTTTGTTGCCGACTGGTTTATCCAGGTCGGGTCGTTTCTCAACGCTCTAGGAGCGCCAGTGGGTCTACAATTCAAACATGGATTTAGAACCACATTTGCAAAGTCCGATATTACCGTACAAGATAACGGGACGTATTGGACGGACTTTGGCTCTACCGGAGATCTTCCCCGATGGCGAGCTAATGCGTTTTCCGTATGGAGGATCCAACTTGGATCTTTTCCTATACCGAGGATTCAGTATAAGTTAAATCTTAATATTGGAAAATTGGTTACGGCAGTAGCGCTAGGCTCACAACGGTGACGTTGAAAACCAATTGTTCTGGCAATTCCGCTAGTTCAATCATTAGGGTCGCAAGACCCCAACAACCAAGTTAGGAGTTGGTATTATGCCAGCACTTTCACCAATCACGGTCCTAGACCGTCAGACTGTCCCAGTTGCCCACGTATTCGAGCCTAACGGCTCGATGGCAAATGGGGTTCACTCCTTTATCCAAACGGATGGAGTCCCTATCGGTGATTCTTTGCTCACCGTTTCTTCGCGCAAAACTTCGGCAAATAAAACCGTCGTTCTGTGGCGCCTTGCTGTGCCGGTCACAAAGACCGAAACAGTAAATGGTATCGATTCTGAGGTGGTTATACGGACAGCTTACGCTGAATGTAAATTCACTTTTGACGAATCGTCGACACTGGCAGAGCGCCAGGATACAGCTGGGAAAATTGAAAGCCTGATTAAGGCCGACAACGCGTTATCTAACGCGATTATTACCCAATTGCAGAAGTTCTACTAATGCGGAACTATTTGCACTGTTTACGAGATGCAATATTGACCCGTATCGGGTTAACACTAACAACTCTCGTATTCTACCTCCTCATCATTTTCTTAGCGATAGCCACAACTGGTTGTCAGCTACAGGGCTTTGATGGGGGTCTTAAGGTGGATAAGTGGTCAACGCTCTCCAGCGTAACTACTCAACAGTAGCCGGTTTACCGGTTTTAGCTGTGTTAATTTTACATCCAAAGGAGAAAATTTATGTCGAAAAAAGTTAACCCCGCCAAAAGAAAGCGGGATATAAACTTCATACCAGTACACATTGGAACATCGTTTCTTAAGGAGCTTGACGCTACTATTGCGTCGTTAGAGAGCTCCCCAAAGAATGATTACCTAAAGTCTGAGTACAAATCAAAGTATTTGGACCCAAAGGTAGTTAGTTCTGATGTACGCGCGACAGCAGCCATTAAAAAGTGGCTGACCGTTGAAGAAAAGAACGAGATTACTAATGTCCGCTTAATGTTCGGACAACAGGATTTTGAGTGGACTACCTCAGACAAATTCATAGAATTTGTTCGTCGTGAAGTCGCTGAAATCCTTGGCCCATTCAAACCCTACATCGGCATCTTTAAGACCGGTGATGGGCATACAAATGGTGCTAGTACTCGTGTCAAGCGCGGCCCTCAGGCTGCGCTCTTCAAGCATACTGGTAAAGCCCACGGAACTCCGGAGGCCATTGCTATCTTGCAACATTTCTATCGCTTCACAGCGGTGGGTGAGCAAGACGTAGTGCCCGTCGATGGTTCTGTGATGTTTACAGTACCAAAGAAGACAGAAATTGACCGCGTGGCTTGTAAAGAGCCCGAGGTTAATATGTTCCTCCAACGCAAAGTTGGAAACCATATCCGTCGACAGTTGTTGGTAAAACGTGCGATCGATCTTAATGATCAAACGAAAAACCAAGTGCTGGCTAGGAATGCAATTAGGGACCATTCGGCGACCGTGGACTTGTCCTCGGCTTCTGATTCCATCTCAAATCAGCTCGTTTTCGAGCTGTTACCATTTGAGTGGTGGTCCTTGCTAGATGATATACGCGTCAAGCGTACCATGCTGCCCTCTGGGGAAACCCACGAGTTAAGCATGTTCTCATCAATGGGGAACGGTTTTACTTTCGAACTTGAGTCGATGCTATTTTACGCTCTAACGCGTGCTGTAGCTTACTTCTCAGGGGCAAAAGGTAAGATCTCTGTTTATGGTGATGACATCATATGTCCTTCTGTTATAGGTCCCCGTCTCAAGCGAATATTCGCTTGGCTTGGATTCGAGGTAAACTCGAAGAAAAGCAATTGGACGGGTCCGTTTCGGGAGTCATGCGGTAAGCATTACCACAATTCTTTGGAAGTTTCCCCTTTTTATATTAAGGGTCCCATTACAACCAAGATGGAACTTATCCGAACGCTTAACCAGTTGCTTTACTGGGATGGCAGAGGATATGAGGGATTTATCTCCTCGTCGTTGGCTCACTTCCATAGGAAGTGGTCCCGCGTAGTTCCTAGTTGTCTGTGGGGCGGTCAAGACGTTCATGAGAGCACTGCTCTCGTGACCGGACACCGTCCCAGATCGCGTATATTACCTGTGAATAGAAAACAGGCGTACTGCGACAAAGCTGCACTCACCTATTGGTTGTGCAGCAGGGAGACCTCGGGCGAAGAGCCTATAGAGG